AAGAAAGAAGATTTCTTTGACACGCAAATGCGATTGATGATGTTGAAGTTTCTACAATTAGGTATAGATAAGACTAAAAAAGATTTGGAGTGTTCTAAAAATGATTTTGTGTCAGAAGTGTAAGATAGAACACAATCGTGCAGATGTAATGTTGATAGACAATAAGTTTGTTTGTCGATTCTGCATATCAGATTTTATGGAAGAAAAGCCAACAAAACTAGACTTGTTCTTAAAACAACTATATTATGAATACGAACAATCGAAAGGTAAGATGAAGTGAAAATTGAAAAGAAAGATTATGAATCATTTGCGAAAGAACTGGACAACAACCTAGTATTCATATCACGCAAAAGTCTAAAGAAATGTAAAGTGTTTACGAATGAGTATTCGATAGACGATATAAGTAAACTCTTTAAAGAGAATCCCACTTTTAAAAACTATTATGTAAGTCAACACATTCATAAGAAACATGGGTTTATGGGTGCGTTAGCATTTTCAAGGATATTTAAATTATGACTACAAACTTTACTGGACCACGCCAACCGTTAAACGAACATCTCTACATCAAGAAGTTTGTAGATTATGTAAAAGAAACTACGGTAAACATTACTGAAGAAATGGTATTTGATCGGTTAAAGATTAGAAACCGTTGGCCTTTAAATGGAGTTTGTTCAACATTAAGAAGTAAACACTTTACAGAATCAGTATGTGTATTGACAAATATTGGAGTTAAGACATTTAGTTTCTATTCTACACACGCCACTAATGGAGTGTATTTAGACTTTGATAAGTGGTTTTGGTTTCATGAAAGAGGATATGTATCTACTATTTCAAATGTATTAGATTTATATTCAGACTTGCGAGATATAGAAGATAAAGGTAGAGAGATACTTGGTTTTAATCCTCATGCAAACTTTTATTTCGCAAGAAAATCAAATGTAGAGGAAAACACACCATCATTTGCACCACATGAACACGATTACCCAGTTGTAGTAAAACAAATTTATGGAGAATCTCTTTGGCTACTTAACGGAAAACAATTTACTCTAAAACCACAAGAAGTAATTTATGTTCCAAGAGATACACAACACGCAGTATTAAACAACAAAACAGATAAACTTTCATTAACCATTAACATACAACATTAATATGACTGAACAACTACAAAACCTATTCAACAAAATAACTAAACTTAAAGACGAACTCAACGAGCTTAGACAGGAAAACAAACATCTCAAAGATGACCTCAAACGATTCAAAGATGATGAAACCTATCGCAATCATTGGACTAATCCACAGTATCAAAAGACCATATGTGAAGTATGGGATACTCATGATATCAATACAACAGATGATGACCGAGCGGTTATTATCCAAGACAATAAATGAAACTCATACTCACCATTACCTTACTTGTTTTCATAACAATTTATATTAATACATGAATATTTTTTCACTATTCCCAACTCCAGTTTTCACATGGGAGAATATCCTACCTGAAGAAGAAAGGAAGTCTATTGACGATTCCTTGGGTAATGATACTTTTCAAAAACATATAGATATTCCTAGTCTTAAAGAATTCATACATAACACAGCTATGAAAGACATCTTTATCACACTAGGTATTGATAAGAATTATACGGTTGAAATCACGGAAATGTGGGGTAATATACTTAATACTGGAGATGACCATCCATATCACAATCACCCAAACAATGTCTATAGTGGAATCTATTATGTAACAGGGGGTAATCCTACTAATTTTGTTGATCCTCGACCAAACAATGGTCTACAAATAAAACAGGGTATGAATGACTTTAGTGCAACGGGCACTTCTATCCATGCGATACCTAATACACTAATTATCTTTGACAGTTGGTTAAAACATTTCGTACTCACTAATAAAACAACTATTCCAAGAAAAACCATATCATTCAATATACTATTGAGAGGAGAATATGGAATGAAAGGTAGTCTTGCAACAGTAAGGATTTAAGTCATTGATTTTAAATGAAACTTTTTTGGATATTTCTCTTGACATTTACAATACTACTGTATTATAATAGCTACATAATCAATTAATTAAAGAGAGAAATATTATGAAAACAGTTACTAAAACCAGACATTCTGACGCTAGTCATTCATGGTTATCAGTCAATCGTAAAGAACTTATTAAGTTAGGTATTGAATCTAAAATATCAAGATATTCATATCAAGGTAAAAAATATCCGAACACAATCTTTTTAGAAGAAGATGTAGATATGACTTTATATCTTAACGCTTGTAAAGAGAACGATATCGAAGTTAAGATTAAAGATTCTACAAACTCTAGATTTCAAACAAAACCTCATAAGATAAGAGGTTACAATACATTTCAGTCAACTGAAGATAATGTTGCAGTACAGATGTTATTCACTTCATCTGACAACACTCCAAAGAAAAAAAGTGAAGTTATAGAGAACGCAATGAACTCTATTGTTGTGCCAGCATAACACATTTGTTTCTTTTTTTGTTTAAGTTAGTAGTTAATCATAAGTAGGGGTCGAAAGGCCCCTTTTCTTTGCAGTCTAAATATAAACACTATGCAAAATTATTTTATTACAATCATGATACTACTATCGTTCAATGACGAACAAATCTATAAGTATGTGCAACATAAAGAAGCTTATCAGACTTATTCAGAGTGTAGTTATTACTTAAATACTCCACAAATGCGAGAGTACATACAAACATCACTCAATGAAAGATTGTGTGATAAACTAGTCGCTATTGTAGAGTATGGTTGTATGACAAAAGAAGCCTATATCGAATACTCTACAAATTGACTTGACAAAATTAATTACTTAATGTTATAATCTTTTACTATGAACTTTTATTCTCATGTCGCCCAATGGGGCAATCAACTACTAGTCCGTGCAGTTAAGAATGGTTTTCGATCTAATTTTAAAGTTAGATACAAACCAACAATGTATGTGCCTGTTAAGAAAGAAACAAAATTCAAATCACTTGATGGTAAGAATCTTGCACCTGTCAAATTTGACACAATCAAAGAATCAAAAGAGTTTATTGACAGTTATGAAAGTCAACCACATCTACTCTATGGTCTAACAAAATATCCTTACTGTTACATTACAGAAACCTATCCTCATCAGATTAGTTTTGATAAAAAGTATCTGAAGTTTATCACAATTGATATTGAAACGCAATGCGAGAATGGTTTCCCTAATGTGCGTGAAGCTATTGAACCAATGTTATCAATTACTATCAAAGACCAGAATACGAAAGAAATTATCGTGTGGGGTATTGGTGAGTATATCAATAATCGTGATGATGTGACTTACATCAACTGCAAGAATGAATCTGAATTACTCAAACGATTCGTAAACTGGTGGTCATCAGATCATCCTGACATTATTACAGGTTGGAATACTGAAATGTTTGATGTGCCGTATCTGTGCAATCGTATCAAGACAGTACATGATGTCGATATGATGAAAAAATTGTCGCCATGGGGTATTGTAAATTCGAGAGAAGTGCGTACACAATATGGTAATGAATTACTCTACGACATTCTTGGTGTCGAAAATCTAGATTATCTACAACTCTATAAGAAATTTACATACACTAATCAAGAATCATATCGTCTTGACAACATTGCATTTGTAGAACTTGGTGAACGAAAAGACGAGAATCCGTACGATACATTCAAAGACTGGTACACAAAAGACTATCAATCATTTTTAGATTACAACATCAAAGATGTAGAGTTAGTTGACAGACTTGACGAGAAAATGAAACTTGTTGACTTACTCTTAACAATGGCTTACGAAGCGAAAGTGAATCTCACAGATGCGTATACATCAGTCAAGTATTGGGATATTCTAATCTTTAATCATCTATACAAACAAAAGATTATGATACCACAGTTAAAAAGTCAACGACAGAAATCAGAGAAATATGTTGGTGCATATGTCAAAGAACCACAAACAGGATTGCATAACTGGGTTGTATCATTTGACTTAAACAGTCTATATCCACACTTAATCATGCAGTACAATATATCACCAGAAACATTGTGTGCAGAAACATTACCAATCGACAAAGAGAAATGTGTAGACTTGTTCTTAAAACAAAACTATAATCAATCATTATTGAAAGAACAGAATGTAACAGCGACACCCAACGGTGCATTGTTTTCAAAACAAACGCAAGGTTTTCTACCAAAGATGATGCAAGAGATGTATAATGATCGAACGATTTACAAGAAAAAGATGTTAGATGCGAAGAAAGATTACGAGAAAACAAAAGACAAACAGTATTTGAATCTGATTTCAAGATACAACAATATACAGATGGCGAGAAAAATCTCACTCAACTCAGCTTACGGTGCGATTGGTAATCAATGGTTTCGTTATTATGAGTTACTGATTGCAGAAGGCATCACTACATCTGGTCAATTGTCTATTCGACATATAGAGAACGAACTGAACAAATATCTAAATAAGATATTAAAGACAACAGGAGAAGATTATGTCATTGCGTCAGATACAGATAGCGTATATATCACTTTTGACAAACTTATATGCAAATTGTATGATAAGGGATTTGGAGTACAAAAAGAAGATAGAACAAGAATCATCAATTTCTTGGACACTATTTCTAAAGATAAAATTGAACCGTTTATTGAAGAATGTTATCAAACACTTGCATTGAATGTCAATGCATATGCACAAAAGATGCAGATGAAAAGAGAAGTCATTGCAGACAAAGGTATCTGGACTGCGAAGAAACGATACATTCTTAATGCGTATGATGTAGAAGGTGTACGATACGAAGAACCCCAACTAAAAATTATGGGCATAGAAGCAGTAAAATCATCAACACCTGCACCATGTAGAGAGAAGATTAAACAGGCTCTAAAGATCATTATGCAATCGAATGAGAGTGAACTCAATACATTTATACAACAATTTCGAGATGAATTCTTTCAATTAGAACCGAAAGAAATTGCATTTCCCCGTAGTGTGAATGGTATTGACAAGTGGTCCGACTCATCTAGTATCTACAAAAAGGGTTCACCAATGCACATAAAGGGTGTTATACTCTATAATTATCTACTGAATGACAGAAAACTTACTCATAAGTATCCTGTTATCAACGAAGGTGAAAAGATTAAGTATGTGTTACTCAAACAACCCAATCGACTAGGCTCTAATGTATTGTCATTT